AACCCGTAGCACCCGTCCGGCCCAAAGCTGCGGCTGTCACCACGCCGTTAGGCTTAGAAGAGGCGTCGCCTGTCGTAAAGTGAGTGTTCTGAATGCGAGAAATCCTTTCGCCCAGCTTGCGAGCGATGAAGGCTTCAATGTCAACAGCCGTATCTTGCAGCAATTGAATCGAAGAGAGCACCCGCTTGGAGCTATACATCCAGGCATCAAACACCACCTGGCCAAAGACCACGTCTTGCGCGGCGGTGGCCCCATTCTCTGCCACCAATTCACCGGTTTGCGCTGAATCATTATCAGTTGGGACCGGCATCGCCTGCCCGTTATCGGTTGGCACCACGGTTGAGGCTTGGCGCATCCCGCCAAACTCGACCAAGGAGCTTTCCACTAAAGACATAAATCGAGAATCTTGGGGGACGGTAAATCCACCCGCTGTCGTTGTACCCACAGACTGGGCGGCATAGATGCCGGAATCTTCCTTGTGGCTTGTTGATTGCAGACCAGCCATAAACTGACGAGATTTGGCACTTAAACCGTCCATGCCGCCACGCATCCAGGCTGCAAAGACTTTTGATTCGTCAAACACCTTCTCCGCGACTTGGTCTTTGCTGATCCCAGCCTTGACAATGTCTTCACGGCCCGCCTTCATTTCAATTTTGGCGTCAAGGTCCGCTTCGGCCCGCGCAAGGTTCTCCATTTTGTCAATTTGCGCCTTAATGGTGTCACTATCCGCCATTAACGCGTCAAATTTCTTCTCCACTTCCCCGTCAAGCGCCCCTTCGTTTTCGGTCAACAAAGCCTGGGCTTGTTTCACCAGCCGGGCGCGCTCTTCTCTTTTCTCTCGCATGATTTGAATCGTGTCTGCCATTGCAAGACTCCTTGGTGTGTCCAAGGTGACAATGGCCACGATTCGAAAATGGTGGGCCGTCTAATTGGATAGAATGAAAAAACTGCTTAATTTAAACGGTGGGGGCGGACAATGCCTTCCACCGCATCCAGATACTTCTCCCAAGCCGTAAATAGTCCCTTCCCCAGCCGGATCACTTCACGCTGGAGAAGAATTGCAGGCTTACTAAAGGTTTTTATGGGTGTATCGCTCATACTTTTGTGAGTTCTCCACGTTTGGCTAATTCTAGCCGCTTCAGACAATGCAACCGAGCCATTGAATCTTCGGCTGCTTGAACATTTTCTGCCACCGCTTCTTCAGTGACTATCTCCGCGCTTATTAAAGCGGCGGGTGCTGCCTTCATCAGCCCTTCTGGCACCACAAACTCTCTCGCCTGCGCCTGCACATTCTCACCTTCAACAACATCCGCAAACCCTTGATCTTTGGCTTCTTGTGCCGTCAACCACGTCTCAGACTGCATTAATCGGCGCACTGCGCGTGACGACACCCCTGTTCGCTCTGAATAAATCCCTGCTAACTCCGCACTAACCTTATTGAGCGTTTCCGACATGGCGATATGGTCGTCGGCGTTGCCGATTGTCATGGCCCAGGCATCATGGATCATGAGCATGGCCCCCTGGCTCATCGTGATCGACTCCCCCGCCATCGCAATGACACTAGCTGCACTGGCCGCCAATCCGTCAACCGTGACTCTTACTTCGCCGCTATGCTTCCGAAGCGCGTTAAAAATGGCGATCCCGTCAAACACATCCCCGCCCGGAGAATTCACGCGAACGTTAAGGTCTCGGCCTTTGACTTCCCTTAATGACGTCACCATATCACTCGCACTCACGCCACCAGTCCCAATGAAATCATAGATCGTCACTTCGACAGGCCCGTCATCCTTCGCTTGGATTGAAAACCACTCAACAGGCGCACTCTGAAGATACTGTTTTGCATAAAATTCTTTTAATGGGAGTGACTTACACTTCATTTCCGACCCCTATCGTTTCAGGATTCGTGAGCGTACTGAGTGGGACCATGGCCCCCTGCATGAAAAGTTGACCCCCGTTTGGGTCTGGCGGTAAATCTTCCAGACTTCGGGCCTCATTGGGCGTCATCCATCCATTTTGAATCGCACTAGCATAGAATGCAGAGCGGGCCGTTGAATCTCCGCGCAATAGCCCGTCTAGCTCAAATTTACTGCTTCTATCGGTTGGCATCCCCAAACGATCAAACAACAGTTTCCGGTTAATCTCCTGTTCAATACGAACCAGCCACGAGCGAAGGGTATATTGCACGAATCCAATCGTTAATTGCTCTAATCCGCTCCCCCAGGACGTCGATTTGCTCGTTTCGTTAATCATATGAAGCGGAACACGGAAAAATCGGGAAATATCTTCAATCGACAACCGCATCATTTCCATGAGTTGCGCGTCTACTGACGACATAGAAATGGGTGTAAAGTCCATATCTTGCTCTAAAATCGGGGTTCCACCGCTGTTTGCCGCCCCCATATACCGACGCCAATGCTCTAAAAAGCGCGTTTTTGTGTCATTCGTCATGGGATGCTTCGTTTTTAAGATCCCACTGAGCTTGGCCCCATTCGCAAAAGACTTGCTGGCGTGCTGTTGCATGACTAACGACAGCCCTATCGAGTTTTTCGCAGCAAACTGGATCACCGAATTCCCCGAAAGTCCATCAAACCCTAAACCGGGGATATGAATCATATCAGCCGCCTGGACCATCTCTTCCCCGCCATCAACTAGGCTCACCCGGTAGCGTGTCGAGCCATTCGCCCGCTCTGGAGCTACCCGCGACGGGTGAATCGGCAACAAATTCAGTGGCTCAAGGCCACGAGATCGTTCGATTCTGGCGTAACCGTTCCCACTCAGTAGCAAATTGCACATCAGTAACTCCCAAAAAATAATGGGAGTCATAAATTCATTCGGACTGTCGTGGATTAAGGAGTGGACGCGGTGATCAGGATCAGGAATGCGGTCATTGCCTTCCTTTCGCACCACGCCAAAGGGGAGAGACGCAATAGATTGCGCAATAATCGAAACAGAGGCATAGACCGCGCTTGAACGCATGGCTGTTGACTCATTAACGGCAACGCCAGCGTCGGAGGGTTCCCCTCCGTTCGACCAATCAAGAAACCACTGTGCTGGATTTTGAGTAGAAGTTGAGACTGCACCGAAGACCGAGTGTAACCAATTCCTGATTTTACCCAATCACGGCACCCCCCAAAGAAGATATGAAAGACTTGCAGCGATCTTAATCGATAACAGTATAGCTACGTACAATAGAGTAAGTCAAGCTACTTTGCCGAAGAATTCCCCTTTCTGGCGCAAAACTCCCCAACTGTAGCAAAATGCCACTACACAAAGAACAAATCTTGCGTCTCGTATACTGAGCCGCCCTGTATCGGGTTCTTGATAACCCCCATGAGCGCTAGACATAGTGCCGCGATCCCATCAATTTTCCCTTGGCTCTTCGCTTTATCGGGCATAATGTTGCCTGCGTGGTCCCCTTTCACCGCAACGCAATCGGCCATCCACCGCAAAACAGGGTTTCCCCCATGCTGGATTGTCCGGTTAAGCAAGCGTCTTTCCAGCTCTTTAGCGACTGGAGACATGCTTACAATCCCCATTCTTCCAGCAATGGTATTAATTCCATGTAGTTCCCGTAAGCGTTGCTCGATTTGGTGCCCTTGAAAAAGAATGTCCATCCAGAGTTCTTGAATCCGGAACCGCTCCGACAGTGCCACCAGATCAGCTTCCACCCGATCATAATCAAGGGCTTCCCCTGGCGTTGTCAGCAAAAACCCTTGCTCCGCCCAGGCTTGGTAGTGGCGCTGGTATCGGTGGCGCACATGCAACCGCGCTTCAGGCAACCAAAACCGCATCAAGACTTTCAATTGCTCCCCGTCAGGGAACACCAACGCCAAGGCTGTCATATCTGATACGCTCGCTAAATCCAATCCAGCCCAACATTGTTCTCCAATCAGGTCCACTTCCTTCACCGTCCCCTTGCATTCGTCCCACACTTCGAGCGAGAGCCAGCGATTAGATTGTTGCACCCAACGGTTTAGTAGGTAGCGCATGAAAGAATTCTGCTCGGAAGGCACCTTAACCGCCGTCTGAAAATGTTCTTCTAGGTACTCCATCTCCACAGAAACCCCTAGGTTGGGGTTAGATTTGACCCATGTTCCCTTATCTGTCCATGTATCCCCTTCATCCTGGCTTGCAATAAACGCAAACGTTGAATCATCCTGCACTGTTCCACGTAGTACCGTTTCGGAAAGCTGGTGGTAGTCGTAACAGAGTGAATTCGGGTCATCCCCCGCCGTCGTAATAATCCAGGCCAGGGGATTTTCCCTAGAGCCGCTAGCAGTACGGAGCTTTTCCCAAAACGTCCGATCTGTCCATTCATGGAATTCGTCCACAATCACCCCGTGAATATTCAGGCCGTCCGTTGTTTTGGAATCAGATCCCAGTGGTAAATAGCGTGACGCGGAATTCTCAATCACAATTGAGTTTGTCCAGGTCGTCATAGCCTTGCTGAGTTCCGGACTCGCTTTGACCATGCGTTGGCTTTCACTATGAACAATTCGCGCCTGGTCGTATTTGTTCGCGGCACAATAGACTTCTGCCCCAGGCTCTTCGTCCCCGACAAGCAAATAGAGTCCAATCCCCGCCGCCCAAGTTGACTTACCCTGCTTTCGTGCGACTTCAATGTAGACCGTCCGAAACCGTCGTCGATCCCCTTTGTACCAGCCAAAAATGCACCACATACAGAACTGCTGCCATGGCGATAGCTCTAAGACTTGGCCCGCCCATTTGCCTTTTGAATGACGGAGAAACCGAAAGAAGTTAATCGCCCGCGTGGCTTTATCTTCGTCAAATCTCAATCCGCGCTTCTTACCTGTCTTTAAATCTTTAGCGTGACGCTTAACCGCGCCCTTAACAAGCGAGCCTGTCACGAGTGATCCGTCAAGGACTTGCTTGATGTAAGCCTCAACAGCTTCTTTAGGGTTAGCCATTCTTTAAAAACTCTTCAAATTCATTTTTGGGCTCTGGCTTCGGCACACTAACCCGGCTCCGAGAACTTGGTGTCATGCCAAATTCTGTTGAGAAGTTTTTAATCACAAGCCAGCATTCCTTAGCAATCGCGAAGCCTGGGTGTTTTACCGGACCCGTAACACCCTGCAAAATTAACCCATCACGATCCAAGATTTTATTAATCGCTTCAAGTCTGGCAATCGCATCACAAAACGCGCCAAACGCGGGCTGGTCAGCATCCGTGAGAATCCCTAGCTTCTCCATCATTGGGCGATAATAGTCACAGTAATGTTTGGCCCGCTTCGCAATCCATTCAGGGTCCAAGGCTTTCCCCATTGGCTCAATCACGTTTTTTGCTTCGCGGCATTTCTGAAAAGTGCCCTTGAGAACCTTTAAACTCTTCGGAAGTGGTTTTCGTCCTGTTGATTTTCCTGGCATAAATACCTCCTACGTAGAACCCCTACATTCTGCATGTGTAAAAGAGAGAC